GTAGGGTCATCTTTTTTGTTTTCGAAGAGAACCAATAAACTCTCCGGACTGACTGGTAGAGACACTCTACAGGGCAACGTCAACTTCAATGACAGTCTCAAATGCGGTGTCCCATAGGGCGCGTGGTATCTTAGGCGCAACTAGGGGCATGTTCTTCGAAGGCCGACGATTAACGCGCTGGAATCCTAGGATTCCGTCGCACACGGATGCGTAGCACTGAACCAAGTCCGGTTCCCAGAGCCCGTAAACGGACTGAAGGAATGAACCAAGCACGTCGAGGTCGATAGTTTCGGCTGTGACTGTCATGACTGTGAGCTCCTCTGCAGTGTATTTATACGCCATAGCCTGATTCCTCATGTCGAGGTGAGGCTTAGCCGATAACTGTGTAGCTGTTTCCAAAAGGATTGTTCGTAGTGAGGCGATGTGCCGATGCTCATAGGCTGCAGACAGTAGCTTGCCAGCCATGTAATCCTCATCCGATACGGCGGAGTTGAAGTTTCCGCGTACTGGAAGTCGAGCAAGGGTACGGCCGAATGACGGCACGGGTAACGTCTTCTTGACGCCGGGCACGAAGCGCTTGCGCAGGAAGGTAGCCTGCTCCCGCTTCTCGACAAGCTTTCCGCAGCTCACCATGCCCGACCCTTCTGCAACCTCGGCGAAGCTATCCACAAGCTTAGACCGATCCTGGTTGGTGAAGGTCAATTCGTCATCCCCGTATATCAGTGTCGTGCTAGAAGTGATGCCGGCTTTTTCCAGGCTGGCGAGTGCAGTGCAGGTGTTGACATAGCCGTTGCCGGTGGTCGTAGTGACCTCGCCCGACCAACGCTGACCCCTGACTCGCCCTTTAACACCGTAACGCGTGAAGACCCGCACGCTAGTGTTCCCGGCAAATTCTCTAACAAACCACTGCGGTGCGCCCAGTTTATAATAAAACATGGACTCCCATTTTCTGACACCGACGGGCTGAGTCCCATCGTTGTTCTTGAAGTCATTCTCGAAGGCCTGCCCTGGCGTATGGTGCACAATGTCCCCAATCTCGTCTGCCGTCATCCCAACGCAATAAATTACTTCATTCCCCACGTTCTTAGGGTTCTTGCGGTTGAGCTCTTCAGCAATACGACGAGAGAGGTAGTAGACGACGGAGCCCATAACGAGGTTGTACATATCGCCGCCCTGGTAGACGACGCGTGGCTGAGCACCATCTGGCTTAAGTAGAACCTCAGATTTTGCAAACACGACCTTGTCCGTGTATCCTGGCAGTGTGAAGTCCTGCGAATCCAAGAGGGCCATAAGCCGCTCACGCTTCGTTCCGCTCATCTCATCGAGATAAGCGGTGATCATACCAGCGTCCAACCGGATCTCTTCGCGCTCATGAATCTTGTCCATGAGAAGTCCATGGCCCCTGACGAAGGCCTCGGACACGTCCTGTTTAACGCGGTAGTCGCACCTCTTGCTGACAGCGTG